TTGTTCTAAACCAATTTCTATCACAGGTGTTGGTTCGTCTGCTTCAACCACGATAGATCCTAATGGAAATCCACGTAATTTATCCGAGTCTTCTTTTATGTGAAAGATTGGCTCGATAATGACTCCTTGCATTTTTGTATCACATTGAATCTGAATCTTTGTCACTAGACCTGCATTTGCTAAATCATGTAATGGGTTAGTGGCCTCGACCTGAATCATTGCATTATCGTAACTGTTGTGATAAATGATATTACCTTGATATTCATGATAGATAATCTTTAATACGAGTTCCTTCTCATCTTTGTCTAGGTTCTTAACCTGCAAACTGATATTTTCTCCTTCACCTATCTTATTCAAAAATAACGATAAATCAAGGTGAGAATTAATCTTAAAATAAGGAAGACCCCATTTGTAAACACAATTCTGACCTGAATGGAAACTAACTTCTATATCTCCGGATCCTTGAACCAAATTCTGTGGATTGTTACCATCACTTCCAGAAGTTGTATTAGAGAAATTCGTACCTGTAGAGTTCATATCACTTGCAGTCTTTGTATTATTTGATTGTGTATTTGTGTTCGTCTTATTAGTCCAGAATTCTATTCTATTTGGTACATAACACCACTCCTTAAGATTTGGAAGATCTAATGTCCAACTTTCTCCTCTTTTAATCTGTTTTTGTGCAGCAAATTCCATTTTTCAACTTCCTTTAGTTTATCTATGCAAAAAGCTCTTGAATTTTGAACGAAGCTATTCTGCCTTGAGCTTTGGATTTCAAATAAATATTATCAGGCTTATCAGCTTATCTTCTTATGATCATTAATTGGATTATTGTGATTTATCGATTATTTGTATTATTCGATTATTTATCTCATTCTTTACCCCTTATAAATATATGATCCACTAAACAACCAAAGATAGATACGTTCTAAAGAATAAAAACAAAAGCCAGTATAAATCAAAGTTAAGAATTCCAAAATGAGCAATATGGAGGATAAGAATGTCATCTTTTATAGTCTGCATCCTAATGATCAGGATAGTAAGATTTTCATGGAACTATTGGCTAAGAATCCGGGATTAGATAAACAGTTCATTAAAATTTGTGTATACCCAAATATTAAAGGTATACCAATACCTGAGATTATAAGAAAGATTAACACCGTACCAGTCTTGATTGCAGCTGGTTTTGACAAACCAATAATTGGAAAACATGCTGTTAGTTGGATTCAAAACAATCCATTCAATAGTGATAATTCGAATGGGTTGGATTATGCAGATATTGGTAATGGCAAATTTAGCAGTACATGTGCTTCTTTACAAGAAGATGGAGGAAATGCACCAGCTTCTTTAGCTCAGTTCTATCAAAATGATAATTATAATAACGGATTTGGTAAATCGGACAATCGTAGTCAAACTGGTAATAATTTTGCAGGTATTGACCAGAATAATAGAATAGATACATTTGCTGATAGTGGTAAGAAATCAGGGCTTACCGATCTTATGACACAAAAGTTTGATCAATTACAAATGATGAGACAAAACGAGGTAGGTCAGGACAATAATGGTGGTTTTGGAGCTCAACCAGGGTTTGGTGGACAAAATAACAATCAGGGACCTTTTCCAGGTACCAACCAAAATAACCAAAATAATGGCTTTGGAGGTTTTGGCAATAGTAATAATCAAGGACAGGGGCAGGGACAAGGGCAAGGGCAGGGACAAGGACAAGGGCAAGGACAAGGCAATTTTCCTACTTATAATCCAAATCCTTTTGCGCCAATAGGCAATCCAACACAGTTCGGTCAACAAGGAGGTTTGGATAGAAACCCATTTTCTCAACAAGGTTCTCAACAAGGACAGGGACAAGGACAGCTTCCTAATGGTTTTCCTCAATTTAATCCTATGCATGGACTAGGACCAATGGCTCCTCAACAGGGGCAAGGACTAGGACAAGGACTAGGACTAGGACAAGGACTAGGACCAATGGCTCCTCAACAAGGACAAGGATATGGGCAGGGGCAAGGACAGGGGCAAGGACAGGGACAGGGACAGGGACAAGGACAGGGGCAAGGACAAGGACAGAGAAATGGTTTTCCGAATGCTGGTTTCATGAATAATATGGCAAATCCATTGGCTGATAGTGGTTTTCCTTCAATGCCGAATTTTAATAATAATCAGAATCAAGGACGCAATGGTTTTCCGAATGCTGGTTTTATGAACGAAATGCCACTCGTACCTCCACAACTCTTACAGCAGCAACAACAATTTAGACAGTATCCTCAACAAGCTGAACATCCTTCCTCACATCAACAACAACAAATGCGTATACATCAACAACAGCAACAACAACAAATGTCACAGCAGCAACAAATGTCACAGCAGCAACAGATGATGAATCAACAGAGAACGCAGTTTCCTCAACAGCACCAACAACAGCAACAGTTTCCACTACAACAACAACAACAGCAGAGAAGAAATGGGGATTCAGATTACGCTCAGCAATTTGGCATGTTAAGATAAATGCAAAAATAACTAATAAAAGGACATAATCATTAACGACTTAATGATTATCCACACAAGATTCAAGAGTTTTTAAGTCTCAAATTATTATTTGTCTTATATTATATACGGATCCATGTCCCAAATAGATCTCAATACTAAGGACGAATCAGATACCGAATTTAATGAAGAATTTGGTACTGTAGCTCCAGAAACTGTAATGGGGGAATCTCAAGGAACATATACTGAATCTCCTCAAGAGCCAGCAGTCGAAAATATAATAAATCAGGAAAACGCTTATGATGACAATATCGATGACGATGGGTCAGAACAATCTATAGGTTGGACAGAAGATAATGAAGAAGATTTAGAAGCGGATATAGAGAAGGTCGATACTGTATGTGCCACGACTATGCCTCGTAGAGTCTTTCATGTCCGTCTGATCCAATCCCGTACTAGTATAGGAAATGTAGCAAAAGACACATGGAATTCAATGCTCTTTATTGGTACAAAGCCAAATGAGGCTTCGGTTACACAGACCTACAAGAGAGAGACTGTACCAGAAGAGATTCTTCTAAGTTCAGGTATAGTTCGTTCGGATCTAGGTGATTATGTTTGGTTGATAAAAGAATATATTGATTCAGATGACACTATTGGATTTATTCGATTCCGAATAGCCTCCGTCTTATCTTTACCTTCAGCTTATATTGCTATGTGGGCACCTGATAATGATGGTTTTGATTCCCTCCTAGGTACTAAATACTATTTCGATCTCACAATTGCAGCTATACAACAGAGACGTGATAAACCGGAACGACCTTTAAGCTACGTTGAAGATCAGAATCTCATTCTGTATATGGAAGAACTCAAACAGAAGAGTCTGGCTTTACGTAAGAAAACACCTAGCAAGGGTCGTGCTAAGAAAGCTCCTAAAACATTTGCCGACACTATAGAACCTTATAAGCAAGCGATCTATGATCCAAATCCATTTGCAAATCCAGTAGAGGATCCATATTTCATGACCAACCATATTGCCAACCATGAGATCTATTTGGTCAAGGAAGATTCCTTCATTCTTGAGGACTATAACATTTCTACTACGACTATCAATGCTGCTTCGATTATTGATTTTACCAGATGGGTTACCAGTCTACCAGCGTGGAATCCCATTCATAATCCCTCATTAACCGCTACTGTTAAGCAGAGTCTTGCCAGTCACATGATCAAGTATTGGCCAAATTATTGCCGTACACCACCAGGTACACCAGAAAACACTGCTGTTATATGTGAGGAAGATGGTGATCAAGCTTATTCAGTACAGCCAACAAGACCTAAGACCATTGGTCCTGTATATACCGTTCTAAGTTTGGATTTTACTGACATGAGTAATCAAAAGGAGATAGAACGTCGAATTAAAACCATTGCTGCAACGGAAAAGAAAAAATATGACGAAAATATCGAGCGTATAGCTCCAGAAATGAGATATGCAAAAGATTTGATTTGGAGACCTGATCTCTCTCCACTCAAACTCGACAGTTGTTCTATTACCGAGACTGTAATCCACGTGAATTATCGTACTGGTACTACGTCTATGGCCAGTGCTAGTGCTGCATCTTCCGGTAATAATCCTCCCACAACATTTGGTCCAGTTAAAGCTAGTTCGAGTGGTGCTACTACTACACCTCAAGGAGATATAACTGCATCAGCAGCTACTAAAGCTTCTGAAAGTGCAGCCTATATGACTAAAGTTGGATTGCCAGGTAGAGCTCCAAGAATCTCAAATGTCTCCAAAGCTTTAAGGCCTCGTGCAAAAGGATTGGGAGCGACAGACTTTGTGGATTTGTTGAAGATTTTTGATAACTTTCCTTTATCGGAACAGACGCCGTTCATTAAGTTCCGTGGTGATGAGAGTAATGAAGGTTTCCATAAAGTAGACCGTACAATAGTGGACAATGTAAGTCAAGAAGAACTGATTCGTTGGATTTCGAATAAGACGAAGACTAAGACAGCGGATGGTATAAAATACACTATTTTTGGTAAGGGTCTAAGTTTAAAGACAGAGATTTATAGAAAGGGAGGTGAAGCCAGATATGCAACAATCTTTATTACTAGAGATGGAAAGATAGAAATTAAAGCATCTTGGGATGAGGATACCCATGCCGATTTGACCAATGTCGTTCAAATGTTAGAGGCATGCAGAAAAACCATCGAAGTTATTAACACTATCGATTATCATTTACCTAGAACGAACCGCAATCGTTTCATAGGTCTCCCCAATCCTGAGTTTTATCGCATGTCTTCCAATACTAAGATCGTCTTGATCAACGCAATAAGTCAATTCACAACTCCCTCACCCATCGAATTCGATGAACTCAATGATCTTGCACGTTCCTTCCACAAGAGTTTCGCCAACGTTATGGCAAGTGATATTGGTTTCGAAGGTATTGGAACTGGTCGTAAGGTCATTACGAAGTATCAACCACTCTTAAAGCTTCGTTATAATCGTATTAGTAATTTTGAAAATATGAGTACGATTCAAAAGTTCATTTATGATCTTGTACAGCAACTTTCGAAGAAACAGGTTAACGAATTTTACAGTACGGAAGTTGGTCGTACTGCTCTGGCCAAATTAGGTGTCGACTATTTTGCTCAACGTGGTGAAGAAGTTACCGCACAGGCAATTAAAGCTGACTTACCTCCAGAAGGTAATCTAGTTAAATCAACACTTAAACATCCTGGTGTTGATGTTAAAATTAGGCCGACTGCTAAGTTAAACATTTACAAGATTTACATCTTGGGTGCTAAGGGAGTAAACCAGATGCGCCGTATCCACTTCTTCGTAACTAAGTTGGTTTCATTGTACTTCTCGATGAAGAGTCTACCAGAGAACATTAAGAATCTGGATTTCTATTGGCAGCGTCTTAATAAGACAGATGCCCAAAACAACATAGCTGCCATCGAAAACATAGCCGCAGAAATCATTGATAAAGAAGAACAACAACGACAGGCAGCTGCTAATGCTAAGGCCTTCGTTATTGATGCTATCGAATCTGGTGAGGTAGGTCATAGAGTCCCAGGTGAGGAAGGTAGTGATAGTGAAGGAGAGGTAGAACTCAATGACGATGATTTGCTTGAACTTGCTGGACTCTATAGAACTACTGGTCAAGATCCCACTGCAATCCTAGATGCTATCAACGATATTCAAGAATCTGGTGTACCTGCTGGACCAAATCTTGGTGGTGATGAGGAAGAGGAAGAAGAGGCTGCCAGACAGGCTGAGATACAAGAAAAGACTGCTGCCGCTGCTGCTAAGGCTAGAGCTAAGAAGAGAACTAGTCAACCTATGAGTAAGGGTGCTTACATTGAAGCGTACGATCCGGATCTGGTTCCGAAGGGTTCTAATGGATATAGTAGAAAGTGTCAACCAGTTGCAAGACAGCCTATTGTCCTAAGTAATGATGAGTATGATACTATGATTCAGAGGTTGAAGAATGAATCGGCGGCACTTGCAGCGACAGATCCAGCAGCTTCAAAAGAAAAGTTACAATCTATCGACTTAGTGACAGGACAGAAACGTGTCATCAGCTATCGTGGAAATCGCTATATGTGTCCAATGGCTTTCTGTCATACTGATCATGAACCTCTTACCACTCAGGCTCAGATCAAGAAACACAGAGAATTAGGTCATTTTGTATCAGAACAAGAGGGCGATAAACCTATTCCGGGTTTTATTAAAGGTAAGACAGATAAAGGTCTATGCATGCCCTGCTGTTTTAACCGATCAGGCCCCGCATGGCAGAAGAGTATTGCCGAATGTTTAGTTGGACAAGGCATGGCTACTGGTATTGGTGCCAAGGGAGAAGCTAATGATGGTGAAGCTGGACCAGCAACATCTTCCGGAACGCCTGGTCACATTACTGATGATCAATTCAGATACATTTTGAAAGCAAAGAAAAACCAGATTATAATTCCAGATGGAGGACGTTTGGGTCATTTGCCAGAATATCTTGCAAACTTATTGAATGTTAATATGAATTGTGATACTAGCAATACGGCCGGATCTGCATCAGATGGGTTTGATTGTTATGTACGTATGGGTATGTCCTCTAATAGTGTAAATAGACCAAATACTTTCCTTAATGCAGTAGGAGATCTCATTCCTAACGGTAATTCCCCATGGGGTATACCAGGTTCTGAAGTAAGAAAGTTATTAGTCGATACTTTAAGGAATGATCCAGATATATTTGAAAGTCTGATGGATGGTAGTTTAAAGATTATTTTTACGGAGAGAGCAAATGATTCGACAGTCGTATCGACTGGTAAGAAAGATATTAATGAAGATCCAGAAGAAAATTTCATTTCATTCTTAGAAAATCAGCCCATCAATGAAACATTATTATGGGATTTTGTTACGAAACCAGGTGTCATTAAAGAACAAGGATTCAACCTCTTTATCTTAGAAGCTCTTAGTGTTAAAAACAAAGGTATTGGTGATTACATATTCATATGTCCTAATGGTTACAATATGTCAAAAATCTATGATCCCAATAGACAAAGCTTAATACTCTTTAAATACCGCAATCACTATGAACCCATCTATCGTGCTCAAGTTGAAAATCGTCAAATGAAGATTTATAAGGAGTTCAATAATAATCATCCCCTTGTTACTACATTAGTAGAGATGCTTGAAAGCTGTAAACCATATGATGACAAGAAGGCCGAAGTGGAGTTGTCAAAGTATTATGCTCGTATCAAAGAACGCCAAATTAAATTCAAACCGAGTCAAACTGCCGAACAGATTTATGTTTTAATTAACGAGACTCCACATGAATTTCCCTTGCCAGAAACGGAATCAGAAATGGAATCAGAAGCGGAATCAGAATCCGAGGATGACAATGCCACTCCAAAAGCTACACCCAGTTCAAGAACAGAAGCTAAAACGCCAACAGAAAAGTCATCCCAAACTGCTTCTACATCATCCATGAAACTGACAAGACCACGAGCTTTGCCAACTACGACATCCAGAACCACAAAAGTTTCTATTCCCACAAACACTGACGAAACTGAACAAACCGAACAAACTGACGAAACTGGACAAACTGACGAAACTGAACAGACTGAAGAAACTGGACAAACTGACTTAACTGGACAAACTGACTTAACTGGACAGACTGACTTAACTGAAGAAACAGAAGATTTAGATTCTCAGCAAATAGGAGGAATGAGACGTATAGCAACTAGTACGACATCAAAAACATCACAGACTTCTACAACTTCTAAACCTGTACCAATAGAGCAACCAGAAACCCCTAGTATGATGACAGAGGTAATTGGGCAGATAGTAGATGATTATAACAAGACAATCTATTTGATACTCAAGAATGGATTAAAGTTTCCAGTAGATCCAAGTCAGAAAATTTCACGTCTCACAGAATATCAATATGAGGATCTTCCAGAATTAGATTATGTAACTGCAGTCAAAACGTTATTAGACTTATATAATTTTTATCAAATCAGAGGTCATATTTTACAGAATGTTGTAGGTGGTGATGGTAAGACTGTACATGGTATCTTGCTCGATACAGGATTGATGGTTCCTGTAAAACCCATCACAAAGAATGAGTTGAATGAAATAGGAACGATAACGTCTGACCGAGACCCAAATCTTGCTATCTCACAAAAAGATCTTGAAGATACTGTAAACTTCATGACGATGGAATCAGTAGATCGTATGATTCGTTCAGGACAAATAGATGATGACGAAAAACGTGTCATTAGCAATGCTAGACGTTTCTATGAGGCTGAAACCTATCAACGTATTCGTTTTGAACTATCCAAATGGCTCAATTCTGATAATGATCTGCGTAACAGTCTAGATGTGATCTTAAAATCAACTGAATCATTGGCTGCTAAGAGAAGATTGGCATATGATTGGTTGTATGACGTTATATCCGATATGAGTACCAGTTCTGGAAGAATAGGTGAGGATTATCTAAAAGGCTACCATACTCCGAATGTTAGAAGAGTTTGTCTAGGACTCCCGAATTGTAGTAACGATCCACATTGCCAATTAGATAAAGAAGATGGAATTTGTAAACTTTTTATTCCAAAAACTAATTTAGTCAATGGTAAACCAAATATTCCTTACTATTCTCATTTGTTAGCAGATGAACTCATTCGAAACAACTTTAAGAGAGCCGAAATATTAGATGATCGTATCGACAATTATATTAGCAGAGTTGCTAGAACTATTAGAGCTAATGAAGTCTTATTTAGTGATGCAGATCCCGAGGTTACTCTGTCATCTATTCGTGAATTATACACTAAGGGTATTGATTGGGAACGTAAGAGAGAAGAATTCTATACAATTAAGAACCCTGAAAGCTATAATATCAAAGTCTCTCCAGATGATGATCTAAGTTTACACCTAGCCGGTACCGAACATGAAAACCTTAGCAATCCAATAGTTCAAGAGGGTGCTAAACCAGATGTTAAACTAGCGGCTATTGATACACATTTTGAAAAGGCTTTAGAACCCATGACTGGTTTCAGACAGGTAGTATGGGAAGGTACGGAAGATCTTGTCTACGAACATATAGCTAAAGCATTAAATCAGAAAGCGGAACTTCTGGGAGATGAACCTAAAGAGACTGCAATGTCGATTAAAAAGAAAATTATTGAATTCCTGGAGAAAGGAATGAACCCCGAGTTGCTAGTTAACGGTCAACCTGGACGTGAAGGATGGAAACTGTATTTGGATAATATGAAAGAAAGATATCCGGCGGAATTCGATAAGATATATAATCTGAAAGAAGTCATCACGAATGATGATGAACCGGATCCCACGATTTCATTGGAAACAGAAATAGCATCAAAGAACCACAGATTAAATGAACACGATTTGTCCATGATTTCAAGACTATTTGGCGTAAAATTCATAACTCTTAGTCATCAATTGTTCCATAAAGAAGATCCCAATGCCAAACGTCTAATCTGTCTATCCACTACACAAACACTAGAACCTTGGACCATCCTTCTCTATTATGTAGGTCGTGATAAGTGGCGTGTTATTGTTAATACTAGCCAAACACCAGGCGATTCGTCAACACGCTTCCAATACATTTGGAACCAAGAAATACCAGAATTATCTCTTCCTTATAATTTTTATAACTACTATTACCTACCTAAATGTGGTAAAGTCGATCAGAAGAAGAAGATAGATCCAGCTAACACCACCTTACTCTTGGAAGCCAAGAGACGCAAGGAACTACCTCTACAACGTCTTAAGTTGCCTGCTCCTATTGGTCACGAAATTGTGAGAACGAGTCCACGTAGAAAGAGATTACTACCACCAGTTGGTGGTTTGGTACCAAGAGGCAAAACGACTGTATCAACCGAAAGTTCTCCTGCTCTACCAGTTCCTCCAGTAAGTACTGTTTCCACATCTACACAACCTTCACTAGCCGATGAAAAGGTTTCCGAATTAACTGAAACAGCATCTACAACTACTGCTCCTGCAGCTGTTCCTGTTACTGCTGCTCCTGTTACTGCTAAGACCACAGCTAGTACAGTAAAGTTAGGTAAGCCACGTCTGCCAATCTTAACACCAAGAAAGGCGACTGTCGCTCCAGAACCCATTATATCAGAACAATTGGCCGAAGCAGTTCTTGGTATTCCAGTCGAAGCTCCAACCTTAACCACGGTACCTACGCAACCTACAGGTCCTGTTATAACAGGTAGAACGATCAAGATTCCCATTAGAAAAGTAAGACAAGACACTTCTTTACCAAGTACACCAGGATCAACCGCGACTAGACCCATGACTCCCGAAGAATTCACAACTCCTCCATCTACCGCTACTGTTAGACCAATTTCCCCTAGTTCAGCCAGTTCAGCTAGCGCTTCGAGTAGACCGGTGATGACACCAGGATCTCCAAAATCACCGAGATCTCCTCGAACAGGTAGTCCCTCGGACTCATCTAAACCAATGATGGTACCAGGATCTCCCAGATCTCCCCGTTCAGAACGTATCTCTTTAGCTTCGGCATCAGCATTACCTACTTCCACAGCTGCCACTACTTCCACAGCCGCCACTACTTCCACAGCTGCTAAGTCAGGTCGTCCACGTCTGACAGTTTTTCCAAGATTGAAGAAGTAATTAGATAGACGGAATAATTCACTGACTGCTAATTTAGCTCTCTAACTTTTTTTGGTTTTTTCGTTTTTAGATGCAAAAAAAGTAATTTTGTGAATAGA